ATATACCCCTACTTAAGCCCCTTCTATGTGTAATCCTTCCTAAATGAACTAATAACTACTACTTACAACACTTTACACATAGCTTTTTATGATATTACTGAGTAAAACACGTGAAATGCTTGTATTTTGTGATGTTTCTGATACGTTCTGGTTGTATTCTGCATTGTATTCCATGATGATTTGATTGTATTGTGTAGACATAATGGAGTTGTGTGTATTCTTTTTTCTCGGCGAATGTTAATATATGTTATGGATTGTAAGTATATGTCAAAGAATATAAGTATATTATAGTTAGTTATAGTATTGCTTACGTGCTTCTGTTATACCTTTTTGAATGAGTTGTTCTTGTTCTTGGGTGAGTTCTTGCTTTGTGGTGATCTTCTGCTCTTTTCCGGCAAACCATTCTAATGCATCATTAACAGCTTTTAAACGGATTGATTCATTCTTGGAGTTTGTAAGAGTAATTAGCTTTTCTAGCGCGTCACTTAGATCATATCCCATCTTCTGCGCTATTAAGTAGAGTTGGGGAGCTAATGCTTTGTTATGGTCTAATTCATACCCTATGATCCGTGCGTTCTTGTCTTTACAGTTATACGCGTCCTTTGCGGCTTCAGTACGGCTCATACCGTTGAATCGGTTCTTTACATACTTTTTTTGTTTAGGTGTTAAGGTCATGTTTTCTTGAACTTGTGCAAGATTGTCTTTCTTTTACGCCCTTTAGGTTTTCTCGTGTGTAATCGTTTGCCTCTTGATACGCTTCTCGCAAGTCTCTTATATTATCAACTCTCTTTACCGTACCATCGGGCATTATTATTATATTGAAATCCACTGTTACTTCCCATCTTGCCTCCAACTTGGGTAATGTAAGTCTCTATGACAATTTGAACATATTAACTTACACTTGGCTAATTCTTTCCAGAATATATCATCAATAACCCCATTTACAGCTACTGATATACTAAAATTCTTTTTGCTTTTGTGATGGAAGTCTAGGGCGGCCAAGTTCTTATCATATCCACAAATAGAACAACAACCACCAAAGAGCATCTTTATTTCATACTTTAATTTCTTGTTTCTACTTGTAGTATTTTTAGACCCCGCAAGCCTACTTCTAGCCCAATAAGGCATAGCATCTAAAGACCCAGTATCGCTTTGATACCTTCTATAATCCTTGTCGCCCTTATTGCTATAACTATTAAACGAAGCCCAGTTATTCATAAAGATTTTTTTTCTTAATTATACTTTAAGTATATCATATAAATAGGGTTGTGTCAAGCGACAATGTTATGTTAACTAAGCTAGTCGGAGCTAGATTCTTTTGTCCGAATTTATGCGTGTGTAGTTAACAATACGTGGCAAAAATAATTAAAGTTTTTGTTGCGTTGTGTTATGTTTCGTTGTACCATTTAAATAGATGAACAAACAAAAACAATTTTACCGCCGAGGAACCATCACAACGGAAAGGAGAAAAGAAAACAATGTATACCAAATCAGAAAGGGAATACTACAACAGACAACGAGCGCGTGCTTGCAAACGGTTAGAGATTACCGTCAATCAATACAACTGGTTAAGGCGTAAAGGGCAGGAATTACACCGAATCTATGAAATGGCTTGCAACGGTGAAGTCAGCGACAGTGGAGAATATGAAAACTTGGTAAACCCTATTTATGACAAAATAGGAGAGTATGTTAAGAAGTTAGGGTTATATATTTATTATCAGACTGACCCTAGAGGGGCAACGATTTATGTTGACAAGAACAGAATCCCTGAAAATGATTATACGAGGGCGTATTGTGTTTATTAAGAAAGGAGGATTAAATGAAAGTCGATAAATTATTATATCAACACGGGAAAGAGTGTCGGAGAGCTTCTGACAGCCTTTATCAAGCATATATAAGGTTGGAAAGAGTAAAAAGTGCCACAGATTCAGGCGCAATCGTGGGCATAGTGATTTTATTGAGTGGTTTAATAATCTTATTGAGTATTGTTTTTGGTGGAAAATAAAGGGGGATAAAATGAAATTGATACGAACAGAAAAAAATTACATTGGGAAAATAGAGGCATACGAAGTCTGTCTTAAAAACAACCATGAATTGCCACGAAAGGGAAGGGAGATATTGCACTCAAGACAGGTCGGACTTCAAAGCGATGTAATTGGTAAAGACGAACAAGGATATTATATACAAGATGTCTCTATTAAAGGTCTTATTTTAGTATAACCCTATAACTTAAAAATGTTAGAGGACATTAAAAACATAATCCGAAAGGCGGAAAAATGAAAACAGAAGTAATTGGGGTTAGAGTAACAAAAGAGATGAAAAACGAATTACAGGAAGATGTTAAAAAAGAAAGTGAACGGTTAGGGGTGGATATGCCTTTAGGGGTTTTTTTACTTTCTTTATGGAGGAAATGGAGGAAGTCAACGCGTTAATTCTTTTTCCATGCGGGTCTGTAAGACGTTGATCTTCCTTACTTTCTCTTTGATCTCATCTCTTTGCTTGATTAAAGTATCCTTGTCTTTAGGAAAACATTCCCCTAACGCGTTTTCGGTACACTTTAACGCCTCTCTAGGACGCTGGAGCTTGCCGTAAGTGCTCGCTAACTCCATCCATAAATAGGATTTGTTTCCATAAGTGTTTAAAATAGCATGGTAAAGGGGATTGATCGCTTTTAAGGGTTCGTCCTTATGTAGATAATATGAATATAAATTAGTATGGTTGCCGGACGCGTGTGGGAATGATTTGATTGAATAAGTAAATAAGTTTAGGTTGTGCCGATAAGCAGGCGTGTACTCCCAAGACCTAGCAAAGTAAAGAGTGCATAAGATCGTGAATATAACGGGGTTCTGTATCACTCCCGCAACAATAACACAATAAAATACGTTGGGTAAAGGTAAGTACCTCTCAGACACAAACTGACCTAGTTGGATATAGCCAGACCATAAACCAGTAAATAAGAACCAGCCTAAACACGCCAGCGGGTTTGTAAGGTATCCGACATAAACCCAGATAATAATAAATAATGTAGAGTCTATAAAATGGATGTTTGGAACGGCGAGGCTTTTTTCTTGGGCTTCTCTTTCGCCAAATTCGTGAAAGAAACCTAACCTCGAAGGATAGATCTGTAATCTTAAATAGTACGCTAAGACCTTGGGGATAATGAATAAATGTCTTAACCTGAACACACCTGCTTTAATTCCTACGCCTTCATGACCCTTCACCCTCTCTTTGAAATGTGTCCTGAACTTACCGCGTGGGTCAAATAAGAACAACGCCAGAATAGGAAAATACCATAAATACATGGGGTTGAGTATCGCTAGAAACGGCAGGGGTAAACCGTTCAGTGTTGAATGTAGGCTGGCTAAGTAAAACGGCATCCCCCACCATTCCCCGTGACTGAGAAGAGCCATGAGGGTTAATAAACACGTAGACATGTAATAATTCCCTGTCCTACCCCATACCACGCTCTGTGTGTTACACGGATGGACGGCGTAGAGTAATGCAACTCTCCAATCAAATAATAAATGTATCGCTATGCAGGTGAAAATAAATACGGTTATGTTGGTAATAGTCCAAAGTAAAGGTTTACGCTTATCATAGTATGACGGATCTACTTTACGGGGGAACTCGACTAAGTATCCTTCCCGCGGAACGGGATCGTCTATCGCCTGACAGAATTTATATTGCCTGATATAGAGTAATAAAATTATAGGTATGTAAATGTATTCAATCATATATAATATTCCATGTTTTTAAAGGGGGCTACCGTGGCTCATTGACCTTTCGCTAGTCAGGCAACGTCGCTCTCTCTCCAATGCCGAAAGGCAAGGAAATCAGAATGATAACTTCTGACCCAACTATTGTTGGTTGTTGTTATATTCAAAGAACTTTTAGCCCCCCTTATCCATCCATTTTTTGTAGATATTTTTGTTCTCGTTCAATAAATCGGTTTAACTTAAGACTTAGTGAAATAGCAGATGAAGAGCGTAGGTCTAAATCGCTTAAAAGAATTTCTTTTAATTTTTTAAGCCGTGAATAAAACTTGGCTCGGTCAGCTCTTTTTTGAGTAATGACCCAGTTGACTAAATCTTTTGTTAATTCAGGGGTTTTCACTACATTGTGTCTTGCAAGTATGTCTTTTATTCTCATGTTTTTCACCCCCATCTTTTAGGGGAGCAGGGGCATTTACCCTTGTAAACACCCCCTTAAATGGACTGCTTAGAAAACCGACGCGGAAATCCAAGCACTTATCCATTGCTCCTAATCTTTTAAGGGCGGTGGCAGGATTCCCCACCCTACTTCCACCGACGCAAATGCTAGGGTTTATTTCTAGTTACCCCTAGACCACTTGTTGTTCGTATGTCTACCCTTTGACGCTAGAACGTCACACCGCCCTAGTTATCTTTTAAGGGCGAGGCAGTTGGTCTGCGACAATGAACTATTTCGGGTTGGTTACCAATGTCGTTCTGCATTTCTGATTGACTACCAGTTGTCAGGTTTCCACACCACTCGCCCTATAATATCTTTATCCCTCTTATAACTAACTTTTCTATTTTGTCTATGGGTATGTACTTAATCTTATTGTCTATCCTTAACTTAACGTAGTTGTCTTTAGAGGATTCTAGGTTGTCTATGATTTGACGTTCAGGGTCTTTTCTTTTTTCCATTCTTATCTCCTTGTAAAAGGTCTAACGAAATTAAAAACAGCCCTCCATCTCTCCACACATTTTTTGCAAGGTGCTTGACCAAAGCTCGCTATTCTCGGAGATTTACAGTATTTATGAGCCACTTTGCCAATATATACATACCACCTATGTTCTTGGCTATCCACTCTCATTATTTATCTCCTTGAGCTAACAATTTTCTTTGCTTGCTTTCCTCAAAAAGTCTGCATGGTCAGTAACTCCATCAATAACATCACGTTCTGCCTGTTCGTACACAAGGCTTTTCATCGGTTCTTTTAAGTTGTAGAACTCAACGCCATGCAATTCCATTGATATTTCTTCTGCTCTTTTCATATACATTTCTTTTAGGTCTATCATTCCTTGTCTCCTTTGAGGGCTAGGTTGTTTAAGTCTTTTTGGTTTTTTCATTCTTTATCAAGTCTCGCTATAATTGCTTGAACCACATTAACCGTAACCGCATTTCCTAAACATTTATATCTTTGGGTATCGCTTACCCCTTCTGTCCATCCATCGGGAAATCCTTGTAGTCTTTCACATTCTGTAGGAGTAAGTCGTCTGATTCCGCCAACTAAATCCCACCTGTGTTTTTCTGTCTTGCTTCCACGACCGCCAGCTCGCACAGCTCTGTTTATTTTATCTATCTGGTATAGTCCGGTCTTTCCCCCTTGTCCACCAGCGTTACCCGCAAGTGTCTGGCTTATCCCTTCTTCGCTGTAGATTCTTTGTCCTTGCGAGAAGTTTCGGCTGTTTGTCTTTCCGTCTTTGAGCCACTGTTCTCTGGCTGAAATGACTCCCCCTGAGTATTTAAGATTGCCTTTACTGCTTTGGGAGAGAGGAAATACTTCTGGTCTACTTGTTCCTCTAAGATGTCCGATAAGGAACACTCGTTCCCTATTCTGTGGGACACCGAAATCCTTGCTGTTAAGTACCTGCCATTGCAAAAAATACCCCAAGTCAGAAAGGGTTGCAAGGATGGTTCCAAAGGTTGCCCCTTTATCGTGTGATAACAATCCTTTGACGTTCTCCAATAGGCATAGCTTAGGTCTTTTAACGGATAAAGCCCTTGCGATTTCAAAGAATAAAGTTCCTCTAGTATCGTCAAATCCGCCTCTCTTTCCTGCGATTGAAAAAGATTGACAAGGGAATCCGGCAACGAGAAAGTCGAAGTCCGGCACTTGTTCCCAAACAATGTCTCTTGCGTTTCCATAGTTTTTATGTCCTTTAAAGTGTTTTTTGTAGATTTGGATTGCGTATTTGTTGATTTCGGAGAAACCAATACAAAGTGAACGTCTAAGGTGCTGTGATGTTCCGCTCTTACTGTTGGAGCTATCTTTGGATTTAATTTCGGCTTGTCGTATCCCAAGTTCAAACCCTCCTATTCCTGAAAACATACTGAAATATCTCATAGAATCGCCACCTTATCCTAGGATAAAATGGTATCCTAACGCTATCATCCCCGCTATCATTATTAACGATAACACCACCCTTATCCATAACGGTTTGGCCCATACATGTTGGGAAAGTGTCTTGCCTGTCTTGGTTTTTGCCACAACTTCTGCAATACCAAAAAAGACTATCCAACACGTTAAGAATATCCCTTGTGGGACAAGTCCTACTGCAAAACAAAATATCGGTGCAGCTAATTGAACTATTGTGAGAACTATTTCATTCGTCTTCATCTTGGCTCCCTTTCTGTAAATTTAAAAATTCGGGATTTTCGTATATATTACCAATAACTTCCATGCTTGCAACTCCTTTATCTGCTATATAAATAGCTGAAAAGTTATCTTTTATTCTTCTAAGTTCAAAATACGGAGCTTCCCACACCCATTGATACAAGGAGTCTTTATTCCCTGTTTTAACTATGTCCCCCTCATAAATCTCTTTGCCATTCTTGCCTTTGAGTCCTGTGTATTGCATAAGATGTATTCTTGGTGGTTTGCATAATAAGTTAAATCGTTCTCCAATAACTCTTGACAATCCTATAAAAATACATTGTGATAAATCTAAACTTGTATCTGTAGATAATCCGTATTCGATTGAAATCACTTTCCTCATTTTGTTATCTTTAGTATCCCAAGCCCTAAATTTAATCTCTCTCATCACTCACTCCTTCGGCTCCTCTCCACAGCTTTCATGGTACTCTTCATAACAATCATGTATCTCTACTGTATAATTAGAATGTGTGGCGTTGTGCTGGACTTGATACCATCTAAGCCAGTTCCACTCTGGTTTCTCTCCTGGTGGTTCCCACGTCGGTCTGGTGCAGGAGTAGATACAAAAAAGAAATATGAATAATGTAAAGTGTAAATTTATTAATCTCATAATTTTTAGTCAAGACTAGTTTACGATATTACGTATTATGGTCTTTCTTTTCCTCATCACACCCCCCTGTTTCTGTAAATAACATAATGGTAATTCCATCCGATAAATTTCCTCATTTTTAATCGACGACTATTGCCCCTGCCCCCGCGTCCCACATCAACACCCCACCTTCATCTTCATCGCGACTTTCTTTAATATCTAAATCAATAGCACAAGCATCTTTGAATCTTTTATTAATCAATATTTCCTTATTCGCTATTTCTTCTAGTGTCAAACTGTTAAAAGTTACTGTGAATATGGCTTTAAACCTTTTGGATTCAAAATCTTTTGCTTGTAACGAAGGGCAAAAGATTAAAAATAAAATAATAAAAATTAATTTCTTCATCACGCCTCCTGTTTCCGTAAATAACATAAATGTATTACTTAGAGAAATATTAAATACTATTCTTTTCTTGCTCTTTGATAGAGAATAACAAATCTTTTAGAATATCTACTGCCCCTGCTAAATAAGATACAATAGGGTCACCACCTTTCTTGGCGTCTTTAAGCTCTTCTTTACACATCCTAAGGTTATCCCTGATTAAACTTTTTATCTCTTTAGCGTCCATCTCATCTCCTTGTGTTCCGAATACCTATACAATACCTATACAATAAGGTCGTCGATGCGTTGGTTAAATTCTTTCTTCCAAGGATTCTGTGATGTTATATTCATCTTCAACCCCCGCACTCTTTCTTTAGAGATGAAGTCTTTGGAAATTCTCCTATGTGCCTCATCAAATCCAGCCATAATTGCATTGGCAAACCAGCCAACCATCAGACCTTCATCAATCCAAAGATGATTTCTTTTCATTATATTTTTATTATACAACCCCATAAATTCTTTTGCCCAAACCCTAGAATCAAAAGATTGTGGATTGAATTTTCTCTCATCTGTTTTGGGTGTCATAGTGCTTCTCCTTAAAAGATTTAATCATCTTATAGTCTGGATGCCTATAATTAAGAAGCCATTTTGGAAATTTACTAAGTTTATTACCCTCAACTCGCTGAACACGATATTTAAAATAAGGAAAATTAAAAAAGGTATCATCTGATTCGTTAAGTAAATCAGCCATTTTTCCTTGCCATTCATCAGGCATAGACTCCATCATAACTCTTGGTAATGTTAAAAAAGACGCATAAGACAATCCAAACCAACAAGATAATTTATCGTTTCCGTTTTGTTTAGTTTCCCTTTTCCTCATCACGCCCCCTGTTGGTTAATCTTTCTTATCTTTAGGTTTGAAGATATGGATTGGGCAAGTCTAAATCTAAATCCAACTTCATTCATGTCTTTTCCTTCTGTCCATTGGCAAATAAAAGAATATAATTTATTTTCATCCACCTCAACATCAAGAGATTCTTTAACGCCTTTAAGGGCAACATTGTAGCCTTTGTTTTCAATCGGGTCTCCCCATGTCCCACCAATAGGTTCTCCTTTTCTTGGTATTCTTTTCTCTTTCGGCAGAAATTGTTTTAGTTGGTCGGATAAACTCATGTCAACCCCACAAACTTTTTAAGATTTTCTAAAATACAGGTCGCACATAGCTTACCCTTTTTTCTTTTGTATTTATAAACAGGTCTTTTTTTGCACTTCACACATACTTCTTGGTCGGATAGGTTCATGGGTTAGTCCTCGCTCGTATCTCTTGGATTCTTTTTTCAATATTTTCTTTTGTCTTACATCGTTTACAAAATTTTCCTAAATAAACATCATCACCACGAAACCACCCTTCTTGCAAAAATACCTTCCAGACAGAGGTGTGATTTACCTTTTTACAGACTTGACATTGTCCTCTGTCCTGATGTTCATTGGTTTTCATTCCCCTAACTCCCTTCATCTCTAAGGTAGGGCAGGATTTGAACCTGCAGCCCCAATTAGCGGGTTCTTGTGTTTAAGAGAAGAACTTCATAAGGAGCTATTTCCCTCCATCCTCCAATGCGTTTTCCAGAACGCCACCTACCCTAGAGATTTTCTCGCCTTGTCTATTTTGGAATCAACAAACTCATTATGAGAATGTACTTGATTAGATTCCTTTATTGTCCAATAATGGTTCGGGTTTAACTTCATGGATTTTCTTAGCCTCTCCAATACCTCTATGAGTTTTTTGGTATGTAGGGCATTTTGATTTAGTGGCTCAAAAAAATTGGGTTCTTTATGCTCAAAAATCGCTAACGCCATTATTAACCCATTCGCTAATCCACGCATATAATCTGACTGGTCATAATTTCCCTTTGTACTTTGCAACTCAACTAAATTCTTAAGGTCTTGAATTTCTTTTTTCATTTCAACCCCTTTCTCGCCTTGTCTATTTCGGATTGGATGTGGCTCACAAGAACAACCTCGTCGTCCATATATTCTTTAAAACTTTCTTTCTTTAACCTCTCCAATACCTCTATGAGCTTCTTGGTATGTAGGGCGTAAATAGCTTCTTTAAACCCTTCTTTCGTAGCGGTGATTCCGTACTCTGCTTCTAATTTTTCTATCTCTTTAATCATGGGGTTCTCCTGTTCCATGCTTTAATAGCACGTTCCTTCTGATGATATGGAAACTGCCTAATATGACATTTTGTGCAAACTACAGCATTTTCTTCTTCAATTAATCGTGCTTCTCCTCCACAAAATGGACAAGATTTAAGCGTTGGACTCGTTCTCTCTTCCATTGGTCTATCCTTTAGAATGATATTTATTGTTGTGTTCTGTCGGGTCATAGGATAAATCGTAATGACACTTCCCAAACGCATAGATTTGTTGCCCACTCTTTGTTGAGCCAACCCTAAATCTTTTCTGATATGGGTCTTTTTTGGGGGTTGTTCTATTTAAAAAATCTACGTACTTTAAAAAATTAATCACTTACACACCCTCCTAACACTTCTAATCATTCTCCCCTCTTTTCAAGACTCTCTAAAGTCCTTATCTCTTCTCGTTTGTGCCTCATGTTTTTAAGTAACTCCTCAAAATCCTCTTTTAAATAAACGTACTCCTCCACTCGAAACGGGTCGTAAGTGTGAACTAATAATAATCCCCATGATTTAGAAAGTTTATGGGCTTTTTGGAAAAATTCCTGTCTTAACTCTTCAAGCTCTTCTTTTGCTAACCGAATTTCTTCCTTAAGCGTGATTTCTTTCATCTCTCTAGCTCCTTCTTAATCTTTTCAAAGTCTTGGTACTTAGCAATCTTCTGCTTAGCTTTCTTTTGTAACGTTTCTTTTCTCGCCTTTCCAATCATCTTTAGTTCCTCTGGTCCGTGTTCATCATACTGACGATGACACCCAAAACACCAACACGCCCCGTTCGCTAAATCCCACCGTGTTGCTCGGTACCTACGACCTACTATGTGACACGCATTAAGCCAAACCCCGTAAGAACTTAACTCTCTTCCTTCTTCAAGACAATATTCACACTTATATCCTGCACGTTTCTTAACTTTCTCAGCCCATATCTTGTCTAGCTTGCGTATCTCGGATTTTTTCATTTCTGTTCCTAAGGAATTTACTCAAAGGGTATCTCCATTTCAAAAGTCATGCTCTCTCCCGGCATAAGCGTATTATCGTATTTCCGCCCAAAAGAAGTCCTGCCCACGGACTTCGCTTCGTGCCATTCAGTTTCTTTTCTTACTTTTTCCTCCCTACACCCCATGAGTAGAATTAATAGAATTAATAGGTGTCTCATTTTAACCTCCCTGGCTAGAAAAGTTGACAAGAGAAATCACAATGCCCCTAAATCGCTCAGAATACCCCTTATTTTCAACGATACCCCCCCTTTTCGGGAATGTAGACGCGTGTTTTCTTATACATAGCACTACCCAGTATATAACTGTTGTGGTTAAAAGAGTTACAATAAATAAAATGATTAACTCAGTTATATCCGTTTTTGTTAATCTCATGCCTCTCAGCTCGTTCTATTTTTTTCTCGGTTTTTTTGAACTTAAACCACCCGTAGACTATCCCCCAGCTTACACACCCGATCACAACCCCCGTGGCGATAGGTCTCCATAAAATCTCAAATATAATCTTAAGGATCTTTATTCCCATCCTTTGACTTTTCCATCAAAATGAGTTAGTAGGTCTTTAACTTCAGGTATGTGCTGTACCCCATCGGTCATACCTAATCCGCACTGGTGGCGGATTCTGTCGCACACATCTTCGAAATTTGTAATAAGGGTGTAATATTGTTTGGAGTGTTCTGGTAGGTGGTCTAGGTTTATGTCCTTCATTATCGCCTTTCGGGTAATCTCGCAATCCTTATTTGAATCGTCATTGTCACTACCCCACTTCCAGCGCAATAGGATTTTCTCCTTCTCGTTAGGCTTAAGACGTTTAAAATCATCGTTAGAACTATACCTATCTGATATATAATCCCAAAAAGGCTTGGTTTTATGTAAACAAGTATAATATTCCTCAACTTCTATACTTGTTCTGCCTAAATTGTCCATCCCAACCTCATTATAAGTTAAATTTTCGTTTGAGGTCATCATACGTCTCCACCTTTCCCTTTTGGTTTAAATAGTTCTCAAAGTTCGTTGCGTTAAATAAGGTCTTGGGACGCAAGTACTTACACATACGCTCGTCTTTTACCCACTCCGCCGCCTTTTTATCAATTACTGTCTTAAAGTCTTCTTTCGTATACCCCTCTTTGTACCGCGCCCGCACCATTTCTAAAGTTGCGCGGCTCTTTATAGAAAAAGTGCTGTTTGTAAGGGTGTTCAGGTATTGAATAGGAAAAACAATATCCTCTCCCTTAAAAACACTCTTTACTTTTTTCTGCTCTCCTTCTTCTCTTATCTTCTCTTCTCTTATCTTATCTATTCTATTCTTATCTTGCGAATCCTTTGGAGTTCCCTGGGAGTTCCTTGGGGAAACCCAGTTGTGCTTTGTTGAGAACCCTTGAAAATAATAGAAGTTGTTGCTTTCTCTAAACTTAGGGAAATTGGTTTTTATCTCTAAGATGCAACTTTCTAATGCACTTGGCATGAGGCACTCTCGTAAACAGGACCCTAAAATTTGTAAATTTTTGCACGTTTTGTTCTTATTTTGACCTGCTAACAGCAACATTTTGAGGTAAACTCGCTGTGCATCGGGGGTAAGAGTGAAGAATCTTGAGTCATTTAACAGCCTTATTTCCAACTTTATCCACAGGATATTCTTATAGGGCATTTCTCTTAACCCCCCTCAATTCCTTTAATCCCTGTGCTATCTTCTCCCGAAATCTTTTTGAATCCCTTATAATGTTTGGGGATTTTGGTCTATAGGCTACGCACTCATTAAAAGAGTGTAGTTCCCCACATTTTAAGTCCCTCTTTTTACTTGATTGAGTCAAAACCCCCTGTTTTAGTTGACATACCTTTTTTCTGTAGTTAAGCGTTGTTGGTGACGTCATTTTTTCTCCTATCTCCCAACCTTTTCATATACCCCAAACCGTTTAACACTTACGGAATCCCACTCACATAGATGGCTTCTTAATCTCTTTATCTTGTGTTTTAAAACCTCCCTATTCCGCAGTTCTGTTTTATTTAAAACCCTTCCATTGTTTTTCTTTTGGCACAGATACTTATACTCCTCCACGATTTTATCCAACTTATCACTTACCTCTACAAACGCTATTAATTGATGTGCCGAACAATACTTACTGTTCCGATACGGGTTTATAATGGTGGTGCATTTCTTATACTGGCACCTTCGCTTATGGTTGTATCGCTTAATGGGCGTCCCTGCTTCGAAAATCATACCAGTGACCCTCTGGGTAGAAAGCTTTGTCTTTAGCGTAGAGACCGATATTCCCGAATAAATTCTTGGTTCTGTATGCTTTTCGGTATCGTTGGGCTGCTTTATTAACTTTTTTGTATTTCATCTTTAATATGGGTAAGCCGCTCAATTATTTCCTCCAGCGTTGCCACCATTAAAGCCGTCTTATCCTGCGGGGTTGAAGAAGAAAAAGAAGCCAAAACCCCTCTTATCTCCTCATTTCTCTCTTCATTAGCCTGTTTCCATCGATCTTCTTTAACCGGTTGTCCAACTAACCACGCTAAATACTCTCTCCCCTTAATATCTTTTACTATCTCACCTATCTCTTTTCCCTCATACTTACCAAACTTTAAAATAGTCATAACCACCTCACACGTTTTTATTCAGGCTTCGCATAGCCTCAAACTTATTCTGTAGATTATGAAACCTCGCTTCTTTCCGCCCTGTATCCAGCGCGCTCTCTTTTAACCCGTCTAGGTGAAGTTGATATTTAGGCGAAGAGATAGCGAGAGTTTCCTTGTCCGCATTAGTACCATAGAATTTAGTCTTTAAATGGGATAGGACAACCTTTTTAAGATCCTGCATATGGTTTTCTTCGGCTTTTGCCTCACGATAGTCCCATTCTGCTGACCAAATAAGGTCAGGTAAATTCTCTAATTCATTTCTTATTTGTTGGATTTCCATGCCACACCTCAGTTTGATTACATTTTGTTCTAAAACCGCAGTACTCACATTCCTTATACGTCCCGTTTTTTTGTTTATAGAGCCTCGGTTTTGCTTCAGGAAGCCATTCTTTATGCCACGCTTCGTTTAATGCGGCTATTTCCCACTCCACCTCATTAGCCCACATCCCCGTTACGGGTAAGACAAACTCTTTCATACAATATGTGTCCACATCTACATAGACTAACCGACATTTATCCTTATCTAATTTAATCGCATTGGTCATTACCTGATAGATGTGATCTTTTTTATCCCTAGATAAAAGAAAATCCTTGCGGTTCATGTAGAAAAACCCTCTTGAGTGCATGGTTTTTAATTCAATCACCTCATCTTCATAGACTATATCCGCTCTTAAGGACACATCATGGTCTTTATAAGGTACTTCAATCATCGCTTGAGGGTATTTTTCTTTGATTTTTTCCTGAATAAACCTGTGATGAACACTCCTGCAAGCCAACATTCTTGTTGTTCGCTCGTCTTTAGGGTTGCTTTCGATCTCTACCTTCCTTACCCAGTATTGTTTGCGGTAACATTTCCCGAATAAAGAAGGGATCCAACGCCTATCCTCAAGATGTTTAGCAGATTCTTCCTGGTCTAATTGTTTTAATGCGTCGTTAAGGAGTTCTTCTATTTTCATATACTCACATGTACGTCTATTTCTCGGACGTCCCCATTTGTTTTCTTTCTCATGGTTTGTATTTCAATCTTCACCACCCCTAAGTCTGTAGGGCGTAACAACTTATCAACCACATAACTTTGTTTTCCTGATTCATACGCTTTAAGGAAACTCCCGGTTCTTGCACTGATTATCTTTTTATGCCGTACTTTTAAATCTTTTGGGTCTTTTGTATTGGAAAGATATAGCTTGCTTTGCATTGAAACCATTTTACGATGGTCATGGCCTTGGAGGAAAATTGATGCCTCTGCGATATGTTGCATCTTCTCTACTGTATTTATCGACCCACCGGAAGTCGAACCACCTCCTTTCCCGTGATGAGCAAAGATATCCAGTTGATGCGCGTGGTGCTCGTCTTTTGAAATGATTAACCTGATAAACGCATTACACCCAAGATAGGCACAACCTAACTTCTGACATAAATATTGTGTAGAGGTGGTGTTGTTTTGGAAGGTAACGTAATGATTGCCCTCTAATAACCCTAATATTCGCCCCCGCATGAAAGAGATTTCCTCATAAAACCTATTGATATGATAATACCACCAATCTTCTAAAGAGGTGACGGTTTTCTTTCCCAAACTGGCAGATTGTAAAATACCTCGTTCCGTAGCACGTAGAATGTTCTGGTAATCTCCCATACCTAAAAACCATATATTTGATGTTTGCCGTTTAAGTTTCGCCCAATCAAGAAACTGTAACCACTTCTCTTCTGCGCAATTCTCATCGTCCCTATGCACATCCCCAAAAGGGATTAAAACAATAACATCACCGTATTTCTTAAACGGAATGGTGTGCTGATGGACGTAAAATTCACCGCATGTCTTCACGCTGTAGCCTTTCTTCGCGGATCACTATCCCCTCTGCCCCTATCGCCGTATCATCAGGTTGTACGGTATAAATATTCCCTGACGGTGTCTTAGCACAACCTGTGACCTTATAATTAACTATCCTTATCTTCTCCCCCACCTGGAACAGCATGTCGTTCATTATCTTCCCCCATTTCGTTATACATTTCTCTTAACATCTTGATAGATTTCTCGATTGGAAAATCCCTGTTCCGTTCAATAAAATTCACGGCTGCCAATACCCCGCTTCTGTATAAGTTATACATATCCTGTCTTACATTCTCCATATTCCCTCCTATTGGTAGAGCCACCGAAACCCTTCTTCCGGGTAATCTAAGTAATACCTACCCTCTTCTTCTGAAATATGCCCGTATTTAACTGCGTACTGAACAACACTGTAAAGCTCTTCAATCCGTGCGTAATATTCGTCTTCTTCAACGTGCTGGAACTTTCTTAAATAATCTTCTTTTGCACCCATCGCTACCCCCAAAAAAAAGGGGGACAGTTTAACCTATCCCCCCGTATCTCCTATGTTTTGTTGGTTGCATAACTCGATTTTAACTCTTTAAAAGGATTTGTCAAGATAAAAAAAATACCGAAGCAAGATCCCGGATAGATGAAAAAGACAACATCTCTCGACGCTGCCTCTTAACTTGCTTCGGTAAATTATTCTTTTGTTTCTATCCGGGTTTTTCATTATGATTCATTATTGCATAAATCGTTTTTCGTGTCAAGCTTTTTTTTAATCACAGTCTCTACTCGCCTCTTGCAAGACCGCAGTGAACGCACGTTCCTCTAGGCAGAAGTAATCCACTCCGTTAACCTGCACAATTACAGGGTCAACTGGAATCCCATCTACTTTTTCTTTTCTTGAGAACATGGCGCACGAAGTCACCAAGAGTACGCAGATCACGCTTATCCACAGCCTTACGAACCCTCTTAGAACGATGCCTGCGGACTGCCTGTTTCCATTTAAGCCGTACAATCTCATATTTCTCAATGACCCAGTTTACTATGTTAATTATCTTTCCAATAGACATTAGTCATCGTTACCATCGGGTACGTCTAGAAGCTCACGGACTTTGTTTATAAGGGGAAGGATAATAGCGTCATCATAGACATTGGGTGTCTGTGCTACTTTATCTTCTATCTTATCTAAAATCTCATCCACGAACTCTTTGAACTTGTCCTTAGGGATTAATTCAAGAACTATCCCGATTATCTGTGTTACGAGTTGCGTCATCGATTCCTCCGTTTCTGTTAATAATCTGCCATACTCTATCTAAATCAGCGTCTATAGACCTCTGCGTTGTCCTGATCGCATCACGCTGCTTGGCTATATTCTCCAGTTGTTGATAAACATTGCTTTCTAATCGGACAATCCCTTCTCTTATCATGTTGATTCCGATAAACTTCTGTGCTACATTTTTTAAGATATGTCCTATCTCCTGGATATCTCTTTCTCTGGTTTTCATTTTCTAAAATCTAAATTATTAGTTATTATTAAGTCTATAATATTAGGTGCAAGTGCGTCGATTTGTTTTTCACTTAATCCCAAATGCTGTGTATCACTGATAAAATGTATTAGTTCATGTAAAAATGTTTCTCGTTTCTTTGTTTTATCCATACCGTATTCAAGTAAAAGTCTATTTTGGTTTGTAAGGGCATGCCCTAAATATTCTCCCTTGACATCAAAAATTTTCTTTTTATAGATAACTTTAATATCATTTCCGCAATAATGGATTTTTTTAGGTATTCTCACCCCTACTCCGATAATTTCTTTATATTCTCATCACGGATCTTAAACAATTCATTCATTCGTACTATCTCTTGTTCCAATGCCTGAATCCTTCCTTTTAAATCCCCCTGTACAGGCACAACCTCCCTATACATCCATTTCTGCCATTCTTCCAGTTTACTTAAACGTGCCTTACCTCTCTCGTTCTCCAGTTTCCCTGCTTCAGATTGTTTCATAATCTCGATTTGGAGTTTCTCATCCATCTTTTCCGTCGAGTCTCTTGAATAATCACGGACATAATCTATCTGTTGTTGCATAGGTCTGACTATTGCTACCATCGTCGGAACAAGGAATCCAATAAGAGCAATCACCGCAATCGTTAATCCAATGCTCTGCCTAGTCCAACTCGCATTTGCGTTATTGGGTTTGTTAAGTTTGTTGACTAAAGCAAATAAATCATCTAATCGAGTATGTATCCCTTCAATCGCAGAAATACGTTCTCGGCGTTCTGATTCGATTAAAGAATATACTTTATTTTCGTCCACTATTCACCTTGTAGGTTACCCTATTTCGCCACTCTGACTTCTTCCCCTTGTTCCAATTCTTCGTTGGACGGAGGTATCCAACACATCTTGACCATACTTCACAGGCAGTATCCGCTACCTGACAATTATGGCAAACATAATATGTATTCCCCTCATGCTCTACTTCTTCTGTATGATGCTCGGGATGCTTTTTGATAAAAACTTCAGGAATCATCTTTGTTCTCCAAACTCTTTGAATTTAAACTTTACCTCATTTACCATGTCTTCTTTAAACCCGACATCGTCTTTAATGCACTCCTCCGCCCACTTTTTAACGAGGCTTTCGAGGTACTCTATGAACTTTTCTTTCGAGATAATATCCATTTTAGAATAATGGGAATTATCGCGATGGATAGCAACCACCAATAGTTCGGTTTAGTTGCTTCAATAACCGCGACAGTTTGTTCCGGTGAGAACCCCATTAGATACCTAGTTTAACCCGTACTGCCTGTGTTACTGACGTTTTAATATTATCGTTATTGTTAATAAGGTTAATTAATTGAGTAAATTCATTGCTTGATTCATCTTCAGGAGTTTCAGGGTTATCTTCTATGTTTTGAAATAAAATATTAACCTCTCCGCCAATAGCAATGAAATTCCCGCTATCCATATAACCTTTGCGATAAGTAATCTCAGCGGTCTCCGTGAAAGCTAAAAACTTGACTGTATCGAGACGCCATACAGATACATCTGGTCTTACCTCTGATTGATTAATATCACTTGCAAAGCAAGGAATAGTTAATAAAAAGATTAATCCAAGGGTTAATAAAAACTTCATTTTTCTCCTCCTTTTTAATAGCATGCGGTTGAAGCATCCTTAATTCTTACATCATTAGTCCCATCACAAACACAAAGTTCATTCGCTGACGTATTCCAGAAGATAGCTCCTTCTCTAGCTGCGGTACAAGGGTCACCCGAGTAGGGAGCAGTAACAATTAATCCTGTTACAACAAGGTTATCGGTTATTTTAGTATCTCCCGCATCCCCTGTTATGATAAAATCTGTCTGGTCATGTGAAAGACTTCCCCATTGCTGATTATCAGTATCTGGGTCGGTATCTGATTGAATGTAAACTGTTGGATTGGTTTGGGTAGCATGGTCGTGGTCTTTAGTTGAATTACCGTCATTTGTTATAATGATTTGATTTCCACCAACATCTTCTGTTGCAAACATAGATTGATCGCCTGCTGCATCTGTTACAACATTAAATAAGCTAGAACCTCCGTCTTGAAATATTATTTTTCCATTACTGTTAGCATTTAAGGTCACTGATCCTGTTCCAACAGTAATAATACCTTTTCCTTGGTCATGATACATCTCAATATAGTCATTCGCTTCCGTCGCATCACTCGAATAGACCCTTAATACAGGATTAGCAGATGTGCCTGAAGGGGAACGGTTGGCGGCTGTTCTGTCTGCATATTCCATAAGACTAAAATAACCACTATCGGCAGCAGACCCAACGCCTATAGCTAATTGTAAATTATCATTCCCAACATCAGTCCATAGCATTAGAGCATCAGAACCACCACCCCACTGAGCCGCTATGTTGTCTGAAAATCGCATTGTAAAATCAGAGTTTATTCTTGTTGCACTAGTATTAGAATCTAATACTATCTCGTTAGATATTGACTCTAAACCAAAACATATATCCTCGTTATTTGTCCCACCTGCTCCTTGTAAACATATCGTGCCATCAGTGGAGTTGTCGATTAACTCTCCGTTTTCTAAGGTAACATCGCCACTTATTGAAACAGGTAACGTACCATCAGAGTTAATATTTAAAACATCTCCGTCATCATCACTAATCCTTCTATCTTTGGCTCCTGCAGCAAATACGAGCGTGGTGGATAAAAGGAGGATACATAAGATTAATAATTTTTTCATTTTTCCTCCTAGGTTGGTGTCCCAAACTTTATCGTTACTGTTCCATTGCTATTTATATCTAAAACATCTCCATCATCATCAGAAAGCCTGCGGTCTTTCGCTCCCGACGTGTTAATAATCGCCCCGTTGGTAAAGCTTATCTTTAGTTCTCCGCCAGAAGTTATATCGAGCACATGAGAATCCCCATCACTGATTCTTCTGTCCTGACCAGCAAAAACTAACGTGGGTAGAAGTAAAAGAATTAATATTGCTTTCATCGTTTTCCTCCAAAGTAAGGCTTGGCTAGATTCTTTGCGATAAGCTCTTTGTTTAGGTTTTTTCCTTTATAATAAATGGTAGCTAAATACCTACCGAATTTACCTTTCTCGTTTGTTTCGATTAATATATCCTTCCCTTCAATAGCGTTTTTAGTGTATTCTTTAGCCATTAATCCATGTTTCTTCTCCTCTTTATCCCTCGTCCTGCTTTCCGGGCAGTCAATCGCGAAAAACCGTAACCGCTGGTTTATATGGATATCAAACCCTAAATCGATATTTACATCACAGGTATCCCCATCAAGGACTTTCTTTACATAGGCGTTGTATTTATACATTTTATTCCACCGTCACAGTGGTTGACGCTGTATCTGCATCACTTTCAACAGCAGCTTTATAACTCGTTGCGTCAGTATCTACTTTCCATGCTTTATACGTCTCACGTATGAAAGAACGAATAATAGCTTTAGCGTTTGCTGCGGAAACTTCAACTCCCGCCCTAGTACATACCGCTGTGATAACGTCCGCTTGAATCGCTGTGGGGATGGTAATGGTTATCTCCCCCGCATAGACAGCTGTGGTAAAAAAGGTTAATACTAATCCAAGATATAATATTCTTTTCATTCTCATCTCCTACTGGTAATATTTAAAGATTTTCTTCCAGAGTCTTGTTGCTTCAGCCTGACGAACAACAATTATTCTCCTATCCCGTCCTTTTAACCCGTAATTATAGATATCCCCCAACTCTACGGTTGTTATTGCTTCATCAAACACCGCAATGTCGTCCATCAACCCGTCATAGGGTCGTGCCGCAGTTCCGCTGTTCCAATACATCCCTACGGAGAAGATTTCGTTCCCATCATACATCCCCCCTGTATAAGACGCGGGACTACCACACTCTGTGTTGTCATAGTAACAGGTTAAATCACTTCCGCTGTCATCGTAATATCCGACTAAATGTACCCATGTCCCCGCTGTTACTACCGCTTCACCATAGACATCGTTATTAGAACTGCCATCATTGCTTAGCCGAAACATAAAGGTGTCATCAGACATATCTGCTCGTAAATCAAACTGCTTATTCCCATCACCGTAATCGTACTTACTGACTAAATCGTTAATCGCTCCATTGTCTGTTTCAACCCTTACCCATGTTAAAATAACTATATCTTGGTTTGCGCCGTTTAAATCGGTTGAACCGCCATCTGCATGGTAAAGGTACTCGTTTTCCCCGCCTGAGTTCTCCCAATCCCTTGAATATGTCCCAAACTTCTTTGTAGCGGACGCAGGGATATCGTCACCCGCCGATTCACTTAACGTTTCGTTATTCCCTGATTCGTCCGTCTCCGTTGCGGAAGATTCCATGTACCAGCACCCGACACACCTGGAATCTAAACAGTAGTTATACGCAGAAAGAATTAAAGATAAGAAAATAACCAGTGTTGCTTTAACCAAATTAGTCACGTGTATCCCTCGTTACTGGTCTCAAGTCGGGGGCAACATAAACCTTGCACTTATAGCTAAACGCCTCTAATTCGGTCTTATTCGCCTCAACGGCTTTCCCGCCTTCAATATGGGCATAGACTTCTTGAGTGGTTCGTTCTACGATGTTTTTAATAGCGTCCTCTGTCTCTTCGGGTGTCTTTGTTCCTGTGGAGATATTGGTCTGTCTTCGGTAGACTTCTTGACCCCTAGAGTCCACAATAACAATCTCTATCGAAACCCCTCGTTCCGTAGCCGTAATATTTTCTGCTTTCCCCGTATACTCCTCGGCAAAAGAAAATGTCACCAACCCGAACAGAACTAACCCGATAATTAAACCTCTCATCTTTCCTCCTTAATCTACATCTACTGTATAGGTTATACAAAAATTCAGCCAGTTTACTGACCCTGTTACTGTCAAATCAAATTCCATTCTCTCGTCTGCGATAAATACTCCGTTCGCTATCGATCCGTCATCCGCCGCACCGTCTTCATCACAGGTGATAGATTCTAAAACGTTTGTACCATCAGAGATAACTAAGTCAGCGGAAGTCCCGCCGTCTACCTCACAGTAAACATCGGTAATCGTTATCGTGTCATGCGGATGCCAAAACGGAATGTTATCATCTGCGGAAACAGGTGTTTCTAAGGTAACACATTTTTCCCTTGACTCGACTGTTCTACACCGTAAAATCCCGGTGCTGTCCGTATACACGGTATCGCAGTTTGTAAGAGAGGAGTCCTGCATCTGGGCAGAAACAAGTAGCCCTGTTGATATAAGTCCTGCTGCGGAGGTAACTGTACCGTCATCATCTACCTGAAACAAATACCCATCGGCTGAATTAACAACAGCGATTCCATTTGCTGTCTGACTCGCCGCTAACCCGATTCTCAACGCTTCAACATTTGTCGCTAAAGATTCGATGTATAATGTTGCTTCTGACGGGTCGGCATTTATTGCTACCCTGCCGCTTGTTTGAACGAGCATCTTATTTGAGTTATTAGCCCTTATATGAAGGTCATCATTAGATAATGCGCCCGTAAAACAATCCCCTCCTGAATCACAACCATAGATATATTGCTCGGCATCACTCGCTGTTGAAGTTGTTACATAAACATTTCCTGTACCTACCCCAAATGTAGCTATAAGACCACCAGTAGGCCCACCGCCTGCATCATAAACATGTAGAGCAGAAGCAGGTGTTGGCCCACCTATATCTAGCCAATCAGCTATACTAGCATCATCTGTAGATGTAAGTTGTTCTCCTGTCACCGTAGTTGTCGCTGTTACTGTCAATCCTGTTATTCCTGCTGTAGTCGTTAGCGCATCATCATCAAAGTTAAATGTCCCTGCGGAGTGTTCTAATGTATCATTAGTAGCATCCCAAGTAATTGTCTTATCCACTCCACCATCATCAATTATAAAGTTCATATTCTCATCTTGTTTATTATTCTTTATAGTCAATTCATCGTTTGAACCATACTTTATTTGCCCAGAATTAGAACCACTAAACATCTTTAATACAGCGTTCTCCCCATCTTGTGCCTTAAAGTGAAGTTCTGTATCTTGCGAAGCAGTCTGTCCTGTTATAACCAGTATGTCATCTGCGGCACTCTCATCTAAAGAGAAGTTTACCTCATTGGCGGAGTTAGTAGTCTTGAAGTGAACAGTAGGGTCAGCAGCACTACCTGTTCGGATACTCAATTCACCATCAACGAATGAGGATATGGTATTTACTATGCCACTTTGTATTTCATCAGCAGCTACTACATCATCAAAGTGACTTCCTATTGTATCCCCTGTATCAGCAAAGAAAGAATAATCTTTAGTCCCAAACTTCTCTATAATTATATCGTTGTGAGCAGAAGATAGAGTTGACGTATTCCCATTTGAATCAAGATAATAGGCATACCCATTACCTGCTGGTGTACCACCACCTGAAGCCTTCCCATGAATATGATTACCTGTGATATGAAAATCTATTGCTGCCTCGCCTATCAGGTTGAATATCTTTAGAGTACCAGCATAATCGGCATTTTCCATATCCGCTTCTATTCTGTTGTTACGGATAGATTTTTCTCCCGTATCAGTAGAAGTTATATGAAATACATTTACAAGGTCATCGACATCATCTATATCCACCACAATCTCGGTATCAACAATGCTATAAGCAAGTGTACCAGCTAAATCTATGATAGGATGTGTAGCTGCCCCTGCGTTAGTACCACCGAAGTTATAGATAAGTTTACTTCTGAGTATTCTCAATGTACCACCATCATCATCTATTAAAGAACCTACATCGCCATTGTCTGTATTGATTAGTTGTAGAGTACATTCTCTGATAGCGTGTTGTCCAGTAGAGCTAGGAGAAGTTATTAAATCAAGTCCTGAAGTAGTTGTAGTTTCCGCAACCTTTAAGTTTTCTATTCCTGCATTATCTCCTGCATCAGAAGCAAAAGTAACAGTACCGTCTATGATGACATTACTACGCTTACCCACGCCTTGGAGAGATACAAAATCTTCCATAGTAATATTTTCGGTATATGTACCCGGATAAATTAAGATCACATATCTCTTGCCAGTAGCATTGTCTGTAATATCATCTATCGCAGCTTGAATAGTGGCAAAATCACCATCAGCCTTTGCTACGACTACTGCTTGCTGTGGAACAGCACCTCCACCGCTTACAGTCATAGTTCCTGTTATTCCTGATTGGGTACACTCCACACCCGCACCCGTACAGTCGAGCTTGAAGAACACACCTTTATCAACACCTTCATCTAAGATCCTTGTCGGTGGTAAGGCAGCGTAAGACGATGAAACCATTAAAAAGAAAATAAATAAGAGTTTATACCACATAGCAGTATTGTACCCCATCGTTCGAATTAGCTGCATCCACATATACTTTATTAACGTTATCTATCGGGAACCAATCCGTACTTCTTGCTTGCTCTAATACCATCCCCCTTGCGGAACTTACCGTACTCCCCCCTATAAACACGTTACCTGTATTACCCGCTTTTGCGAAAATATTGATTAACCTGCAAGGCGTGTCTGTAGTGGTTAATTGTTCTGCTGTTCCCGCACTAGTCACGTCTTTTGACCCGTCTCCAATCGTGTCAGGAGGAGTTATATTGACGGGTGTTTCTCCTCTTTTTTTATCTAGGCTCATCTTACCTCACCAATTTCTTTTGCAACTTCTTTAATGGTTTGCTCTATACGTTTTAATTCCTGTTTCCTATCATAAACTTTTGCCCAATATGCACCGCGTTTTAAATCGCTAATCTTTCTTTTAATTCTTTTAACTGCTCTGACTTTTAAATCGTTTAAATTCATCTTGTAAACAGACGATAAAGATTGTGCAAAGGCCTGCTCCCCCACAGTGAGTTTTTCTTTTCTGACCTGTTTTTTAACGAGTTTATTTAATTCATTTAACATCCTTGCTTGTGGCAATACAGTGGTAAGGGTGTATTTTAATTTAACAGGGATATCCATTCGTAAAAGTTCTTGAGTTTGATTATCGTATCGTTGTATCTCGCTTTCAAAATAGAAACTTTTATTCATTCTTAACTCAATGGGTGCACGTAAATAAGGGGTTATAAGTTCAAGAAACATCTCCTGTGGGCGAACCATTTTAGCCAAATCACCTGCGGGGAGAAGGCCTTCTAACGGTATATACGTCACAGTATCTATATCGCGTTGTAGTTCTATTGGTAATCGTTCATATAGTTGCGGAGAAGAATACTTGAGACGTAATAAATCTTTTGGGTCTCTCTGACGTAACGGTATGCCTAGTGGTGCGAACTTCTGGGGTTTCTCCCAAATCTGTTGTAGTTGTAAAGGTACGTTCTTGCGTGTCCATGTGTAGAAGGGCATTAATCGTTTAACGACTTGTTTTTCAAAAGCTGTTAAATCCGTGTAATCAAAAAGGAATTTCTTTACAGACTGTGCTGCACCGAGAATATCATCCCCCTTGTCTAGCCTATCTAGGAAATGTGCCAATCTTGCATTGTTTTCTATTGTCGTTCCAAAAGCCATCCCCCGACCAATTAATCCCTTGCTACCCTTAAGGGCTTGCTCTACGGCTGTCTCTACGTCAGCAGCATACCATCCCTGTCCAAGAACACCAGTTTGTTCTGCCCATCGAATAAAATCATCGGCTTGCTGAGGAGAAATTCCAATTTTATCCAATTCAGCTATTGCATACTTCCCCATCTTCCCGCCCTTGTTCCCGTACTTTCGGTACATTTGTAAGGCTTGTGCCCTAGGATATTGGGAAAGCTGAACACCCGCCAAGTGATTATTCCAAAGGTTCCCAACCATATTTCTAAGGTGGTATTTGGGGAAAGGCGCAAGTGTCCACTTCTTCCAAGCATTTTGAACAAAATCATATCCCTTTAAGAATACACCCGTTTCTTTTGGGTTAAAATATTGGGCAGTTGTCCTTCCTATTTCCTCTGCTATCTCAGGGTCAAACTTTAACCCTCTTAACCTAGGATTTAACCGAGTAATAGCATTAGGTAATTCCTCCCAATAGCTTGGCGCTTGTCTTTGTCCAAATTGCCGACCCACATCATCTAAGAACTGTGCGGAAGTAATCGCTTTTGCAGACCGACTCCCTCTAATATAGAGCGCTGCAGCTGGTTTCTTAAGAAAGAATTGCTCAACAGACCTCCCACCAAGACTTTTTAATCCATGTGAAGCCACAAAATCATTAAACTCTGCAAGGGTAAAATCCATAGTCTTACGTTGAAGAGCATTTGCTAACCGTGGATTCCATACCTTTGCATTTCCAACTCTTGCTTGTTTTAAGTATTTTTTCGCTTCTTGCACCGTAATGCGTGGAAAGTATTCAATACCACGATTCCCTTTTGCCAAATGGGTTATTGGTACACCCGCCTTCATTTCCTTTGTAAGCATATTGGAAAGGTGACTCTTCATTGTGTTGGCAAGAGCCCGCAATTCACCAGGAGCACTAGATGGCGCAATACCAGGTTGTTCGATAAGCCCGATAAGTTGTTTCTCAATGTCATCTACAGACTGACCAGATTTCCTTGACACATTTTGTATGATATTACGTACTTTCTTGGCATACAATAATTCCTTACCACGCAAATATTCTCTTTTTGTTAAATGGGTTTCTATGAGGTCATTGAATTTCTTGAACCCACTCTTCGTTACAAACATATTCCTTAGTGCGGTTGTTACTGGTTGGGCTTTTTCTGTAACAATCCCCAATGCTCTTTCTATGATGGGGATAGACTTCACTCCTTTACCAACAGTCTTAACACCTTTACCTACCCCCTTAGTAATTGCTTTATATCCAGCACCACCAAACCACATCAAGGGGTCAGATGCCACTTCTGCGGTGAACCCAGCTCCTGGAATACCATGGATACCGATACGGCTTAATAACTCATTCGCTGTGAGTCTTTCCTTCCCAGACATACCCTTGCCGCCCGCTTTCAGTATTTCTGTTGGGTCAAAAGGTTTCGTGGGTTGGTCTATTCCAACACCACCCTTAAAGGTAAGATGGGGTACTTGCTGTTCGAGTTCCGAGAGAGAGGATTTTACTGCGTATCCTGGGCGGGAGATAATGTCAATCACTTTCATAAATTTTGACATATCCTTAAAGGAAGCATCCTTGTCTGGAACAAGCCTCGGTTCATCTAAAACAAGTCTTGGGTTATCTGGAATAAGCCGTGGCATTAGTCCTCAATTCTATACTTTTTACCATCAACCATTACTTTCCAAACACCATCTTCTTGAAAAGCATCGGGCCATTGCTTGTAGGGTGATTTTCCTTTTGCGGTATCAATGTTCTTGTCTACATACTCCCCGTGTTTGATGGCATATACTTCTTCAGCCAGTGCAGATAATTGTTGTGGTGTTAATTCTTTATCTACAACACCCATTTTGGAAAGCTGTATGGCTATTGAGTATGAATCATCCCGCTTTTCTTTCTCTTCTTTCTCTTCCTTTTCTGTCTTTTTCTCTGCTCTTTCTACCCGTTTTTCTCCCAATTCCTGTGCTCCCGTGTACCCACCTGCGTACCCTTGGGATAAACCTGACGCACCTGCTAATACATTCTGGTTTCCTGTAGTGCTGCCAATAATCGCCGCTAGACCAGGTACACCCGCGCTAAGAAGAAGTTGCATTAAGAAATTGTCTTTATCATCCGTGTCTTTATCATCCGAAGTCTTGGGTGTAGAACTAGGTATTACCGATGGAGTCTGTGGTTTCTCTGAGGATTTTTCTGGGGTTTTCTCTGTCTCTGGTGGTTTTAAGAGGTTCTTCATGAAAGCCTGTATTAATGTAGGTTTTGTTTCGTCAGGGACACCTTCGAGGCTTTTTGCGAAATCCCCCGTTAGGCTCCCTATAGCTTTTGTCTTTGCTCGGACAGCTTGTTCTTCTTTGGTTTGTGGCTGCCCAATTTGGGGCATAATTTGTTGAGGAGTAACTTGCTGTGCTTGCCCCATATTCTGATACTGTTGCTGACCTCTATTGATAATATCTTCTAGTAATCCCATATTAACTCCTTACTTATGCCCATTTTGTTGCTAGTGCCCCGCCGACTCCCCCAACTGCGGTGCCTAACCCCTGAAATAGAGAACTGTATAACGCAGATTGTGATTGTTGGTTTGCCATTTGTTGTTGTGCCGCAAGACTCGCTGCTGTATTTGATTGGCTTACCGCTCCCGAATACTGTTGGTTAGGGCTTACCACCGGATTAACATATTGGGGTTGGGTGATCTGAGAACCAGGGAAAAGCATCTGTAACGCTGGTAACGCTGATTGAATCGCGTTTAACCGTGCTATCCTGTCTCTATCGATATCTTGTACCGCAAATTGATTAAGTAAATCACCAACCGCAGTATCTTCTCTCGCCTGCCGCCTGCCTCCATATAACGTACCCCCTACATTAGCGCTTGTCTGTATGGCGCGTTGTAAATCGCTTACTGACTCTCCTCTTATCGCTTGCTGTGCTTCTTGTTGTTGTGGGGTAATTCCTTGAGGGCTTATTAACTGCTGTAATATATTGCCTAACATCTGCTCTCTTACACCCTGCTCACCAGGAAAGACTTGCTTACGAACATCTTCCTGTAATTGCGTTGTCGCTCCTAATCCGTATTCAGGGTTAGCCAGAATATCGTACTGTACCTTTGCCGCGCCTGGCATGGTATTTATCTGTGCTTGTAATTGTGCCTGTGCTTGTTTTACAGGGTCAATCTTTTCTGGTGCAGGAGCAGGGCTTGATTTGCCCCCACCACCGCGTTTTGTAAATCGTACATCCGTACCTTTGTCTAAAGAAAATAAAACTAACCAACACAGAATACTTAAACTAAACATCGATACCTCTCCTTGCTAATTTGTTTCTAGGGAAAGGGCCTACTAACGCATCTCGTTGGAGATTGTTCCAATAAACCCAATTAACATTTTTCATAAATTCGTGCTTATTCATCTTTGCAATTAATTTTTCTATACAACCCTTTGCAAACCCGCTTCGAAACTTTGGATGTACCCATAAGTTTTGGATATAAACATACTCTCCATGGTCTTGAAATTGTCCTTCTTTATTAACAACTTCCCACTCAATGAAACTATAGATGAATCTATGTTTTGTCTGTAAATAAGTTATCATAAGACGTATTGAACTATTACAATTCCAGTACCACCTGCACCACCAGAACCAGCGTTTGCTCCGCCACTGCCACCACTACCTGTTACTCCTGCACTTCCGCTTGCAGCACCACCGCCGCCATCAGCGCCTGTTGCACCAACACTTAAACTGCTTCCACCACCGCCACCAAGATATCCAGAACCATCACCGTCCGCACCTGCACCGCCCGCAAAGCCAGGAATACCGCCCCCGACCGTTGCTGTTTTCGTTCCGCCTGTATTGTATGTTGTCCCGCCTGTACCGCCTGGGCCGTCTGCAACTGAACCTGCAGATTTTCCCGCACTACCGCCGCTTCCACCTTTTACATATAAAGTATCAAACCTCGTTTCACCCCCAGCAGATCCGTCTAAACCTGCCCCTCCACCTGCACCGCCAGCACCTACCTCTACGGCATATCCTGTCGTGGGAACAACTGTATGGGGGGTATCTATGGTATAGGCACCACCACCGCCACCGCCACCGCCGTATTGACCGTTCTCACCACCGCCACCACCTCCACCGCCGCCAGCCATCGTTATATATACCCTTGTCACTCCTGCTGGACAAGTCCACGTGTCATTGGAAGTATAAGAGGTTGTACTCAGCATCGCATCAACATATGTTTTTGTTGCTTTCTCTGTTGGTATGGCAGTATCAGAATCTCCGGCAAGAGTCCCGTCTGTAGAGAACTCTGTGACCGCGTTCGTCATTGTTATAGAAGTAAACGTAGCCACTCCCGCAGAAACGCCTCCGATTGTTACATCGTCTATTGTTCCACCGTTAATATCTGCGGTTGTCGCTACTAAATCAGCGAAGGTGGTTTGTGCCGTTATCGTTGCTCCTGAAAAATCTAGTGTTCCCGTGAACGTTGTGTTCTGAGAAATAGTTGATAAATCGACTTTAGTCTCATCAATATCTGCGGTTGCGCTTATATCTGCATTTAAAATCGTTCCGTCCGCATAAGTATCTACACCCGCGGTTAGGTAGTCGAACACCGCGTCCTCATTTGCCGTAACGTGTGCTGAAAGAATAGTTGTCCCTGACGTGTAAGTGTAAATCCTCGCCGGGGGGCCTGCAACAGCATCACTAATAAAACAAGGTGGGGATAGTAAGAGAAATAAAATAAGTAATTTTTTCATTATGAACTCCCTAGGCATAAGCACGCGTCTGCTGTCGCGTCACTACAGTTTACTATTGTACTCCCATCAAACCCGAACCCACAACCTGCGGTACACGTGGTATTACACTCCTGGTTAGCGCTTTTCTGGATTGTCCATCCTACCGACGTGGTGGTGGTTGATGTAAGAGAACTCGATACTCCGACTGTGCCAACGATTGAAACGTTACCTGTATTTGAGAATGTGCCCGTATTCGTGATGTTCTGTGCTATGGTGGTTAGATTTAACTTGCTTGCAATAATATCCGCACTAGCGCTGATGTCCGCATTGACAATCGAGAAGTCTTCAAACGAGTCTACCCCTGCGGATAAATAGTTGTAAAGCGTATTCAAATCGTCATTGACTTCATCCGAGTCGATGGTTGTCCCCGCACTAAAAGTGTTTGGTCTGCTCGGAGCACCCGCATAACTCAGTAACGCTAGGATTAAAAATAAATGTGTTAATTTCATATTTCCCCTACTTTGTTGTAAATGTATGATTGTTCCCTCTATACTGTATGCGTACATTCGGCCCTGTCTGGATTAACCAGAACTCGCCATCATTAGGGTCTGCCTTCGATGTGGTGACAAGATCTAACTCTAACCGCCCGTTAATAATGTTTTGTAAATCTATTAAAATCCTGTTGAGTTTCTGGATTTGTTTCTCATCGGATAAATCGGTAAACGTGAAGGGTTTCTCCATCCTCGCCCCGCAAAGAACTAGAACTAATAATATAATTAATAATTTATTCCACATCCATCACGTCCGCTAACATATGAAACCCGTATAAATGAAAGTTTTCGTTGATATCCGCGTTCTCAAACTTATACTCTATCATCCGCCCGTACCCGCTAAGTAAAGTCGTATAAAACTTGTCTCCTGTTGTCCCCCAGACACCGATATCCCATAACGCTGAATCCCATAAACTCGATGTTGATGGACTAAGGTTCTTGGCTTCACTTCCTAGCGTTGACCCGAAATCTACAGAATAACTTACAATGACTTCATCCCCTGTAGATTCTTCACCCCAAAGGAATAATTTACGGAAGTTTTTAAGTCTTGGGGAATCCCCGAAATCGTACCATTTAGTGGTATACGCGGCATCTATCGCACCTATCGAGTAATTACTCGTTGTCGTCGGGGTAGTGGTGAACGCTGTGGCTACGGCAACACCCGTTGAGGTGTTATACACAATAACCTGTTCTTCTCCCGCCCCTGTCCCTGAGGTTATCTTGAATAAACATCCTGTCAGTTGGGTTGTGCTGAACCCAGGGGTAGAGTCTTTAATGAACTGTGCTCCTGTTATCGTGCGGGTATTGACCGTGCCTACAGATTCAACTACACCGACATATCCTGTCCCATCACCGCCGTCTGATGTATAATCGGGGTTATCTAACCAATACACATGCGCGTCGTAGTTCCCGAAATAGGTTTTTACAACACTGGAATCTTTGATTTGACCAAACGCATTGGCGTTGATATCAGTATGTTTAGTCCATTCGCCGACCTCTGTCTGAAACTCGTAAATACTGTCGTTCTCCGTTACACCGCTTGTACTGGACGAGAGATAGTAAGAATCCCCGTCAAACGTGCTTACGGAATATTGGATTCGTGACGAGTTGAGATTGTCGAGTGTCGGTTGGATAATCCATCCGATATCTGTAATCGTAGCGCCGTTGAATAAATATACCCTCTTATCTTCGTCAAGAAAAATAATGGCACGGCGGTTATCTTCCAAGAGGATTGTTTGTATCGAATCCCTAGCAATCGAACCGATGTTCTCAATGACTTTATTAACGGTAAAGACATCATCCCCTCCTACAAAAGACGCTTTGTAAATCGAGTTTCTTAAGAAAGCGTAAAGGTCGCCGTATAACTCGGCAAACCCTACAATTTCATCTCCCGCAAGTGCGCCTATATCGATATAATCCTCATCCGTCCAAGACTGTATCGTACCGACATTCGACCATCGTGCACGCGTAGGGTACTCTGTCCCCGCCTCAACGGTATTCCCTAAAACTAAATAGTTTTTATACCATATAACCGTTTTTACTTTAGTTACGGCATCACTTAAATCAGATAAATCTAAATCAGAGTATTCAGGGGTAGAATCTATTTTTAACGGTAAATCAGTATCGTTCGTGCAGACAGCGTAATCTAACGCGCTGATACATTGCCACTGGTTGTTCTTGCCTGTGGTGATACCCGTTACTTTATGCCCTTCAGGTGAATCAGTAACTTCCGTCCATGCTGTCCCTGAATCGTACTTTAATTTCTTCCCGACAAACGCGTAAATCCGTTCATTGCCGTTAGAATATTCCATATAGAATATCCCGTTAATCGCAGGAGAATCTATATCTAAATCGTCTAGTGTGTCATCTACCGGGTCGTACCCTCTGCGTTTCTCTAAATCAAAACTGCGGGATAATTTAACGTTTTTTAAATCCGAAGCTCGTCCGTCCTGTAATAACGGTGCGCTGGTACGTGTATCTAACCCGCGGAATCCCATAATAGTCTGGGGTGGATATCCGATTAACTTAGGGTTTTGTGCGTAACATAAAGTTGTAAACAATAAGAATACTAAACATTTACGCAACATCGGCTGTTGACCTCCTGATATGAGGAAACTGTCTGAACCTGTGTCTTTCTAGCCTGGGGATAAAATCGCTTACCCCCCGATCAGCATTAACCATCGCTCTGACACTCGCTGAATATAACGCTTGTGTTGTGGTGAAATCGTTCTCTTTCCCTAAAAACTGGTAGACCTTGGCTAAAGTACCTAACCTTATAACATAATGCCAGTTCGGGTCGAATTGCGGGACATCGCTATCTCTAACTAATTCCCTCAAATGAGAGTAGTATTGAATGTAAATAGTCATCGCACTGCCTGGAATAGGGTATAAATCCATGACCTTGTGGATAGGGTTACGCTCTTCCTTTCCTAACGTAGTGAGTGTGGTCGCACCTGCAGTAATCGTTATCGTCCCCGTGGTGTTCTTGCTCTTGGAAACAAAGATATCTCTTGCATCAAACGTGGTGGAACCTGTAACCGTGGTCGTACCGTTTAACACATAACTCTCTGACTGAAGAATACCGTTTACATACCCCCATATTGTTACCGCTAAATCGCTGTCGTTATCGTCGGAAGTAGAACTCGATACCACATCTATCGTGTCTGCAGTAGAAAGTTTAGTCCCTACACCGGATATTTCCCATAACCTGTAAAGTACAGGGTTCCCCGTATCAGTAGGTTCGGGCTCGTATTTGAGGAATTGTTCGTCTGTAACACGGTATATCTTGGTTGGGGATTCTCGTTGGGTGACGATAGCAACGTCTTTGATATCCCTCTCTAACACGTATTCTGATGTCGAAGCCGTGGTGGTAAAAGTAGTCTTGCGTTTTAACCATGACCATCGATGATGGATTTCTTTTCTAAACGCCCAACCTGGGGATTCAACTTCTCTTAAGGTGAGATTTATGAACTCTTCGACGAGTGACCCTATTTGCGAACTTTCTTGGCGGGTTGTGGAGAGTACGTGATCCTTTATTGCTTTGCGTGTTGACAGCATTTATTTCCTCATTTCTGATTGCATACACCGAGGCATATGCGAACATAGCGTAAATAGAAGGTAGCCAAAGGTGCGAAGTGTAATTAAAAATACAGCTGATACAAAAACCCAACACAATAGCTTTAAGGCATATTGAAGTGTGGTCTGAAACCCTATTTTTAAAAAATGTATATATGACATTGATAATTAAAATTAACCCGATGATTCCTAGTTCAAGCGCGTAATGGTAATACTCTAAATGTAAATGCCGTAAATCAGGGAATAAGGTTTGCTTATAGATGATGTTTATCCCACCTAACCCTATCCCTGTTACTGCGTGAGATTTAAATAACGGGTAGTAATACTTCCACCACTGGATTCGCCCATGTGGGTAAAATAAATCTTTGTTTATAAGGGTTAACACGAGTAGGCTTACTACCGCTAGGGGGAGAGCTATATAGAACGCCTTCCTTCTTTTAAAGTAAAGTAGATAAGCGCCGACACATAAACTAGTAATAATACCTGAAACAGCCACATCATTTTTGTGCTCTCCCGTTACGGTCAGTAAAATAAGGCACGTTAAGCCTAATACAAACCAGTTCTCCTTCTTCTTCTTGATGAATAGTAACGGTATACACATAGCGAGGAATCCCGCTAGATGCGTTCCGTTCCCGATAAACCCGTTGACAGGGTTGTTCCAGTATTCATGAAATTGGGGGTGGTCTTTTAATAAGAATATGAAAAATTGGCTTAAACCGAAATATTGTAATACACACACAAATAACGTTGCGATTAACCCCCAACGCATATACTCTAAGATCTTCTCAACCTTCTCTTTGTTCAAATATTGAACGATGAGCTTATAGAAGATAAGTAAACAAAGCAGATTGAAATAAGGGAGAAAATGTTGTAAATCATACTTCCCCTTTACCTGAGCAAGAAAACAGAATACCCCCACACTTAACCCTATCCAGCCGTGTAATAATCCGAGTGGTTTGTTTTTAAGAGTAGGTACCCCTTTATAAAAGAACGATAACGTGAATAATATAAATATCCCTGTCTGTACCCAAAACCCTTGTGCATGCCAGATATCTAACCCATAAAATATGAACGGTGCTAAATTAGTCCCTAGTATCGTGAGTACAAATATCCAGAACATATACCCTTTCAAAGGGGACAGCGAGGGATGAAAGGATGAAAGAACCCTCGCTTAATTTGTCCCCTAACTCTTACTCGCAGTCTATGTTTGCTAGAACAGAACCGCCTGATGCGGTTGCTGTTGCATAACCAAACTGTAATCCCTTGTCAACCCCCGAAGAAGGACAAGAACGCGCTGTTCCTGCTGTTCCTGAAGTACAAAGGAACGTTCCAGCTACGATGTCAGAACCGACACCGGAAGAAGGAACTGTAACAGTCGTAACTCCGTCTGTAACCATAATCCCGTCTGCTCCTACTGCTGCACCGACAAGAACTATACCAGCGACAGGGCCGGTACCAGATGTCGTTGTAACATCGACGTAATTATCGTTATCTCCTGTAGAGTCGTCCGTATCCCAGATAACAACCATACCCGCAGTCAACGTAGTTGACGAGCTACTGTTATAATAGGATGTTACTTCTCTACAAGGGCCTGCTGAAGGGTCACAGATTGTACCTGCGTATGCCACTCCTGCAACGAATAGGAGGGCAAATAAAGAAATAAGTAATTTTCTCATTGTTCCTCCTTAAGCCGTTGTGTTAGTTTGAACCCCTTGCGTTCTCCTAGACCCTGTGGTTAAATTACCGTACAAAGCCATTAATGCGGATTTCGCAAGTTGGTCATCTTTTTCTTGGAATTTGAACATTTTCATGTTCCCTTGTGCTAATACCTGCAACCATAAGCTATCAGTATCTACGAAGTACGTATTGCCCGTAGGACAATTATCATCGAAAAGTACTGGTAACGTTGTGTATTGAAGGTGTCTAAACCCTGCATCTGCAAGGTCTGTTTGAGCATATCGAATATTGCTCGTCAATCCGATCTCATATAAACCGTAGATTGTCTTAGTCGTAAATACAGCCCGCGGGCCTCTACGCCCGTAAATTGTATTATTTAAGATATCATTCCACGCTTTTACCCCTGTATCGGATGTATTGAAGGCCGTAATTGCCGATGTGTTGGTATAGTTGTGCCAATACGTTAATGCTGTACTAGCGGTACAATCTATCCCACCGACATTACTTTGACCAGTTGGTGTCTCATGGATTAAAAACTGTAACCCGCCGAAGTCGTTTGAGCCTGTACCATCTCCAAAAGCCTGGTCGCCCATTAACTCGGACATTGAAATCTCAGCTTCTAACCTTTTAACATCAGCAAGTTCGAGTAATCTTTCTTTATTGCCAGCGTTCATCGCTAAGTCTACATCAGACAAAACAATAGAACCCGCAGCAACTTTGATATCATACTCTGCTCTTGTGATTGCATCGGTCACGTTAAGACCAATGGTGTCCAACTTAGAATACATCGCAAATGAAGGGTTAGTTTTGTAGATAATCGGATGAGTGAATTTCCTACCACCACCAACTACTTTGATATTGCCTGCTTGTCTTAACATCCAATATAACGCATTGTTTGTTGAGATAGCATCGAATATCTCTTTACCATGATTCTGTAAAGTAGTGGTAATTAAGGTAGTAAAACTACTATTACCTACTGCCATTTGCTAACTCCTTACAAAGTTCCATCCCAATCTGTCTCTAACTTTTGCCGTATTTCATCCCTGTAAGACGGTGTCTCTGAGGGGATACTGGTGTCAGAGGGGACTGATGTCCGTTCAAGATTGGCTTGAACTTTTTGTTGTGTTTTCTTTGTTGTGCTTACTTTTCCTGTTTTTTTGGCTTCCTCAATCCGTTTAGTCCCCATGACCGCCATAGTGGCTTTGTCAAGAGACATACCCAGAGAAACATATTGCGCTATTTCTTTTTCTTCAGGGGAATTAGGTTTAACGTCACTATTCTCTTGACGGAACTGCTTTTCCTGAATACTTGCAATAGTCCTGCGTAATGCTTCGTTCTCCCGTAAGATGGGAGCAGAAAGTTCCTCACCTACTTTTTGGGCTTCTTTCCGCATCTCACCTTTGAGCTCCCTTAAGAACTCTCGGGTGGCTGGGTCTTGTGCACCGTACTTTTGGATTAAATCTATCTCTTGTTTCGTCGCGGCTGGTGCATTGGGTTGAGATAGTTTGTCCGTTAATACTTGCGCCTGCTGTCGCCATTGCTCGGCTTCTTGGGCGGCTTGGTTCTTTTGGTCGATGACCTCTTTGAACCTGTCGTACGGTATGGATTGCTCTTCCTGAACAGCTTGTTCCTCGGTTGCTTCCGATTGTTCAGTTTCCGTAGTGGACGGGTCTACAGTGTTTTCGTCCTGTATTTCTTCTACCATCATTCCTCCTCTTTTTACGTCATAGTGGACGTGGTTAATGGTTGGTACTTACTGCAGAAAAGCAAAGACACTGGAAACATCTACTTCTGCAACCAGGTATCCGCTCATTCTGTCCATATCAATAAGGTCTTTCTTTAATTCTAACTTGACTTTCTTTAGGTTCTTAGCGTTTTCCCCGAACTTGAAAAGTAATAAATCCACGCCTACACCCGCCTCGGCACCTGTTCTCTGGTTATCGGTGTTGCTTAGATAGGTGTCTTCATAAGGATGGGTGTGTTCCCTGATAGCGGTTGTTTTATAACTCGTTCCGGGCTGGTTGTAGATTTGGTTCTTTTGGGTTTCTTTTATTTCTGCAAATGCAGGGGTTGCTAAGAAAACGATTAATACTAGAATAATTAATCTTTTCATTTTTCTCCTTTAACTTGGACTTGGTATCCTGATTTTTTTCATACTGCTTAATGCTTCCACAATTAAACCCTGGTCTTGCTTTATCTTCGTTGCTTCCTTTGAGCTTAACGTGTCCTTCAGGGATTTCATCTCTCTTATCTGTTGCTTTAACATAGATATTTCAGGGTCTTGCCTTTTCTTTTTCTTGAGATAGGCTTCTAAAAGAGTGAGCTTACGCATAAATCCCTTGTTGAGCGCATTTTGCATTTTGTTCTCTGGGATCTTTATGGTAATTGTGCTCATTTTAACCTGACGTTCTTATTCGGTGTTCCTCTTTGTTTGGCATCCCCTTGAGGTTGAGGTGTGACCCTCGCTGAACCAGGTGATTTTTTGGGAGCCCTCTGAGTTCGTAAATGGTTTGGTTGGGTTTCCTTCAATTTCATTTTTCTACTCCTCTGCTTGTATTTTTTTTCTATATGTTTTATCCCTCATGTCGCCCGATAGTTCCGACCACTTTGAGGGGTTGGTGCTCCCGTCCATAATGAGTTTGTTCTGGTTCATGTACTCTTTTTTTTCCTTTCTACTCTTGAACGGGCGTTGTAGTGCTCTGTCGAAATACGGTGAATCGTCTTTAGGGAACCATATCGGTGTCCCTTTTGAATCTTTAACTTGTAAACCATGTCCTATACTGGCCTTGGAAAGTAACTTGATCGCTTTCTCCCCGCAATGTACTGCGTTGTGCATCTCTTCAACGATATGGAACTCGTCAAATTCTTCCCCGCACATCGTACACTCATAAGTATAGAGAGGGCACATTATGTTTTCTTTCTTCTGTTGAGTTTTCTTCCCAACCTATCGTGTGTATAATTTGTAACATATTGGAGAAAACTAAGTGCTTTTTCTCGTTTGTAGGAATATAGATACGGAAACACTTTCTCTAGAAGTGCTTTTGCTTCTAATATTCTGCATATTTCGATTTCAGTACATCTACTATTTTTATTTTTATACTCTATAAAATATATACCTAATCCATGAAGAATTGACCTACACTCATTTAGTATTCCTTCATCTGAATTAGTAATCATAACTCTGCATAAATGTGTTCCGCTTTGACGAGATTTGCGCAGAACAATACAACCTTCTCCATCAATAATTCCACCAAGATAAGCTATTTTCTCTGAAGATATATAGAGAGGCATTATGTTTGGGGTAGTCCTGGTGTTGGTTGTCCTACTAAACTGCGTAACTCGTTCATTCCGCTGCCTTCGGTATACCCGCCTTTCCCTTCTTCCGGCGGGATTAACCCTTGTGTACCCTGGCTGATGGTCTGGATGATTTTACTCACATCACCTATCGCTTCAGGATATAACTGTAAAACAATCTTTAAGAACTCACCGATATTGACTTTTATCCCCTGCTGTTGCGCCATCATTACTAAATTGGTATTTGTAGCGATGTTGATTAAATCACCTAATTGTTTGCGTATCCCGACAATATCGTTACGTTGCGTTGAACCGACAACCATCTCAAACCTGAACCCCCCTCGATGGAGTTTATCGCTCATCTCTGAATCGATATCTTCAAGCCATGTATACATGACTTGACCTGTTTGTGGATCAACACCCGATTCGCCAGTGATTAATTGTAAGTCTTCAAACGGTGCGAATTGTTTGACAATCTGCCATAATTTCGTGGCTTGACGGTTTAAATACTGGCTTACGAAATTGTTCATATCCGCTAACCTTAACGTCTCTGCCCCATGACTTAATTGCTCGCCTGTTGCGGTCTCTGCCGTACTCACTCCTAATAGTTTGGCTTTGGTAACACCCGTCTGTATCGTGACAACATCGAGGATCTTGTCTAACACACCCACTAAATCACCTTTTAGTTGGGTAAACGAAAGTTCTTTAAACATCTCGTTTGGATTACCGTTACACTTGACTATCGCCCCGACATCGCCTTCTTCTAACGTGCGTTCCCCATCATCCCCCAACTTACCCGTATCTACCGCTATCTTAGGGACAAAGCGGTCAATTTGGTTTAATATCGAGTCCATCGTGGTGGTGAAACGGTCTTGTAACGCTTTAATCTTGGTTAAATCGCTGATTGGATATAACTTGTGCCCGTGTTTGTTGAACGTTAAGACATCCGCTTGCCAACCATCTATCTCATAAGGTGATTCTTCGTGATATAACGCTTTATAATCGTTCTGGTCTTTCGCCATAACAAGAATATAGACTTTATTCTCATTACGATAATGGATTTCATATAAATCTATCAGTTTGAACTCGTCTAATGCGCTTACAGGTACGGTTTGACCCGTCACTGTGGGGAAATCAGGGACATCCAGCCCTTGTAATTTATTGGTGTTCTTGTACTTAGGGTTGGCTTTAACCTGCTCTAACGTCTTGCGGGTGCAATGTGCCCACCATTGGGCTTCTTCTAAATTTCGGGCACGCGGGTCGATTAATACTTCGAACGGAGAAAGATATTGTATATACGGGGATTCGGAAATAATATTATAATTCAACTCGGGGACAGTGATCTCTTCATTCTTGGGTTTCTTTAACCCCATGCGTTCAAGGAAGTTACGTTGTCTGCGTTTCTCGATTTCTTTTTTGTCAATAACATCGACCCCGTACTTGGTCGCATAACCGATCTTGTAAACCCCATACCCTAAAACATACGCATCCCATATAATACGTTTATTGATATCTTCTACCCCTATCTCTCGATAGTAGTGATTAACTATCTCCCTTGCTAATGGTGCGGCAGGTTCATCTTCCCGCCTTAATGGAACAGCGTTTATCTTTGGGTTCTTAAAGTAGAGTGCTGGAACAACGTTTTTTGCAATCGCATGAAATAAGTTTAATGTGGTATACTGTTCTTCTTCTTCGTAAAGCCTGCCTAACGCAATACCTTTTTCATAGTAATCTACATTCTCCCCTGCTTTAGTGATCTCGTTTTGGGCGTACTTCCCGAAATTTTCGTCTCGGTACTTAGTGGCAAGCTCGAGTTCGATTTTCCATTTCTCAATTTCTGTTAGTTTCATGTTCCAGCTCTTCCCTTAATTCAAGATATTTTTGGTATGTAAGGGGGACACCAATCCATCGTTCAAGGTCGCTTTTATAAATATGTCCCTCAACATTCTTATTGTTTAAAAGTTTCGTCAAACTCAATCCCATGTTCTTGATAGAATTTGCGTTTCTTGTTAATAACATTCTTGAAAATCTTGTCTAACCACCACGTAGGGAACTCTTGATATAACTCTTTTAAGAAGTAGTACCACCCGGGGGTGTTCATGCGTTCCATCCACATGGATACTGTGATGTTTAGTAGTTTTTTTCCAATAAAATACCCGTTGTCTGTAGGGGTGAATATCTTCCCGAATCCCCCTTCTCCATGGGTTTCGTAAGCATACATATCATTAAATGCTTTCTCAGAGAAATCGTAATCCCCCACAGCAAAGAGTCTGTATACCCGTGTCATCCTTTCATAGTTTTTGTTCATGCTATCTTTTGTGCTTCTTTTCCTTCACCAATCGTCTTCCCGCGTGCTAATTGTGGTTCTTTTGGGATTTCAACTTTTACTTCTTTCTTGACTTCTTTTTTCTTCATCTTCTCTCCTTACGTGAATGAGGGGCGTATCCGTGATGGTTTGTAACGCCTGGGTAAATGTTTGAACCTTCGTTCTCTCTCCTGTAGCCATTGCTGCTCTAACCACGCAGCACTATTTTTCGGGGGGCCCGCTTTCTTCGGAACCCCGCCTGGTCGGGTTAGTTGGATATGCCAGCTTAATGAATCAACAATATCGTCATGCGGGGACTTGGGGTATTGAAGCATCTGATACGCTAATGTCGAGAAATCCCCGTCTAATAACTCGAAACTTCCTCCTGGAAAAAGTAAATCGCCGCGTTCATGCCATGCCGCTAATGCTTCGATACGTTGGTGCTTCCCTTCCCCTCTACGCCAACGCGTCTGAAACGGTTCTACCCCGAACCTGTGGAACGTCGGATCGGTTTGTTCTCCTTGAATACGGTCTCGGATATCTTTTTCTAACCTGCCTCGAAAAAAGGTTGTCTCCACCCCTAACTTAGTGAAATGATAGGTGTGGTTTAATCGGAATATCGCGTTAACCTGGTCATTCGGGCTGATGCGTTTGTTGATTATATCTAATAAATATAGTTTGTTGAACCTATCTGTCCCGCATACCGTGATCGCAGAGTAATCTTCCCCTTCCCCTGCGGGATCTATCGTTGCGGTGATATAAAGGTCTTTATACTTACCTTTTGTCCGGTCTTCGTTCTTTTCTAGCGTTCCGTAGAATTGGAAATCGCTTTTCTTGAACGTTGCGGTTTCGTCATCTACAGGGTTGTTTAAATAAAGAGAGGAGAATATGAAAGAGCCTTGTCTCGCTTTTTGTGTATCTAAGAACTCTTTGTCTAACCCTATGGGGGAAAAAGGGTACTCGTTCCCAACTATCGCGGACTCAAGAAAAATCTCGAACTCTTTGGTTTTCTTATTCTCCTCAATTAACCTGCCGTAAAGATCACCGAAATGCCATCGTGTCCCAACAATCAGTGTTTCACCTTTCGGGACTAAAAGAGAAAGGGATTTCTGGTAGCAGGCATGGGTTTTATCCATCTGGTCTTTTGTGGTGGTATTGACATCCGAAACGATATCATCAAAAATTATAATATCGTAATGCGCACCGACTTTTGTGGTCTCTATCCCACCCGTATCTACATTGGGTTCTTTATACGCAATACCGCGTATGCGTAACTCAATCATGGATTCGTTCCATTTCCCCTTATGAGGATCGGTTTCCCACGGGCCGTAAATATCTCTGAACTTCGAACGTTCCGCTTTCCCGTAAATATGGTTTTTAATGTCGGTCAGAAACCCTTGTGCCTTTGTCGCGGTATCGGAATAAATCAGGATCCTTAAATTAGGGTCTGACGCGAGTTTCCAAAGAGCATAACCTACCGTGCAAATACAGGATTTGTACGAGTACCGCGGCATTAATACGATGCGTGATCGTTTGTTCTTAGACTGGATCTTCCCGCAAAGATTGTCGTGGATAGAAAGCATGTCCCCATACCCTAAGATGTCTTTGCAGAAGAATTTGAAGTCTAATCTTCCTAGTTCCGATAAACGGGATTTTTCTTTTAAATCCATAAAAAAAAGAGTCCACCGTTATGCACGATAAACCCTTTCAATTTAAGTGCTTTACTTGCGATGACGATATATCGCGTTCACTTTCTCTTCGTCTGTACTTGCTTTCTTTAACTTCCTCTTAAGCTCTTTTCCTGACTTGTGCTGGGATTTGAGCTGCTTTGAAATCTTTTGTGCTTTCTTTAACTCTTCTGCCATCGCCCCTTTGATACGTTTTAAAACTTCCATTAATTCGGCCTCCACCCAGCTTTACGCAGTGTCCCGTACACATACTTGTCTTGTCGTTTCTTGTCCCCTGGGAATTTCTTCCTCGCTTGGGTCTTGAGTTTCTTTTCTACCTTCTTCGGCATTACGCCCCCCTCACAGGATAACCCGTCCATCCTTTTATCCCGTACTTCGTCGGTCTGGGATAGGCTTTCTTCGGAACATTAATTCCCCGCGCTTTGTCTTTCTTCTCCATCTCTTCCTTCGTTAAAGGCTTTATCGGCTCCATACTCTCCTCCACCTCTTCCCGTTTACCTCATACTCGTCTTTCGGAGTTCCCCTTACCGCCTTCGTATCAGGCTTGGTCTTTAACGGGGAAATACCCTTTTTTATCCTGCTTTCCACAAACTTGCTTGATTTCGTCATCGTAAACCCTTAATGTCTGATACCATGCACAATAGGCTCTTGGGTGCTTGGTATACGCGTTTAACATCTGGGAAAGAAAATTCATCGTTTTATTGGTAGCCCAGGTACCTTTTGTAACTCTTTTAACCATAATTTACTGTATATATTCCGATGTCCCTCTATATACCAGCCGTCTTTGAAGATGACCTGCTTATTCGCCAAAAAACTCCCGCACCCACAGGCACATTCCGTTGTATCATGCCCTAATCGCCCAAATCCTTCTGGCGTGTCATCTATATACATTCTTACCTAACATGTTTTACCAATTCCTTATCGCACCCTTTAAACACCATATCGGATAAATGAAAATCAGCAAGTACAGGATACTGTTTAATATAGTTAACGATAAGGAAGAGGAGTTAGAGGACGAAGTTTGCAAGCTTTCTTATTTACTTATGTATTTAAAGAGCGGGAATCCGAATTGGGCGAAGGGATATCCGAACAAGTGGGGAGAGGATGTTGAAGACATACGGAGGTGGATATTATTTCGGCAAAAAAGAAGCCCTTGTTTTCAATAAAGACATTTATTGAAGTTTTTCTAGCGGTATTAGTCGCGATTTCTTAT